TCTTTTAATACCTGCTGCCGTAGCTCCTGTATGCTTTTGGCATCGGTGATACTGCTAATGTTCTGTTTAATGCCGTCCAGGTCAAAAGATGCGATATTGCCCATTATACTGGCTATTCCGCCTAAATACTGGTGCATCCAAAGTATATAAGGCTTTACCCGCAGGTACATATTTTCAAAGCCGTCCCCAGCGCCAAAGATGGCTGTTTTAACACGGTTGAGAACATCCCACACGTTGCTAATAATATTCCATGTTCTACGCAGCACAAAGGTTGCGCCATTGAATGCAAGTTGAAATACGCTGCCGATAAGTGATACTATGTCACGAAACAATATCGATTCATTATATAGGCTCTTTATCTCGTTTACCACATCAAGGATGGATTGGCCGATCTGCCCAAACCAACCCACGCCACTTTCACCAATTTGAATCATTATTGCTTTGACCTCATTCCCTAAAATGCGCCAGCTGTCCATTGGCTGCGCAGCATTCTTTACGCTCTCATTCAACTGTCCCTGGCTGTTGGTGGTAAAGTCAATGCTGTCTTTCAGCTTGTCAACATTCTGGCTCATGATGTTGAAAGCTGTAGCGCTTTCCATGTCCAACCCAATAGATGCAAACTTTTTAACACGCTCCTGGTCGGTAAGGCCCGCCATCACCTTGTTAAGATCGGTAGCTATGGAAACGAGATCACGCATATTTCCGGCGGTGTCAAATACCTGGATGCCCAGGGCTTTAAACCCGCCTTTACTTTTGCTGCCGTAAATAATATCAGGGGTAGAAAGGGCTTTAAATGCGTTGGTAAGCGCCGTTGATGCAGCTTCCGCCCGCAGGCCCTGGGCAGTAAGGTAGGCAAATGCACCGGCTGTTTGTTCGAGTGAAAAGCCTGCTTGCCGCGCACCTGGTATTATCTTTGGCAGGTAGTTGGCAACATCCGCGAATTCAGCGTTACCCTTGTTTAGCGTAGCGAATAGAATATCATACACCCTTACCGCATCCATTACCCCGGAACTGTTCATGGTATTAACCGCCGCCGCTGCAACTGTTTCCGTATCTGTAAAGCCAGCTTTTGCGGCCTTTAAAGTGGGTTCAAGCGTCTTTAAAGCGGTGTTGGTGTCCAGGCCCGCAGATACGATTTTATTAAAGGCTTCCGGCACTTCCAGGAGGTCGGTAACATTGCGCCTGCCAATGTCCAGGAGCTGCCCGCTTAGCTGCTTTAGTTCTTTCCTTCCCAGCTGCGCGGTCACATTTACTTTTGCCATGCTATTTTGCCACTCATTGGATAGCCGCATAGCCTTGACATATGCCGCACCCAATGCCACCACAGCAGCGGTAATAAGTGCATAAGGATTAGCGAGTAAAGAAAGTGCCTGGCCAAATCCGGGGATACGGTCCTCCATGGCGTCGAATGCTTCACTATATTTGGCCCGCAATTCCCCCAATTTGGCTTTCATAGCATTAACATTATCCTTTATGTATTTCCGCGCCTGGCCCATACCTGCCCGTAGGCGGTTCCGCAATTCCAACAGTAGTGTTAATTTGGCCTGTCCACTCATTTTGTAAGTGTTTTAAATGTTTGTATATTTGTTATGGCTGGGGAGGTCTTTGACCCTCCGGCCCTTTTTATTTAAATCCCGTTATCTGCTCACGGGTGTACTTTACAGGCTTTGTTTGCCCTTCCTTTATAATCCACACTTCCCGAATATCTGTACGCATTACCCGCCCTTTTATAGCCCGTTTAAGCTCTTTATTGGTGATGGTGCCAGTAAGGCGAATACAGATTATATCTGCCTGGTCTTTGCCTTTCCGCAGCAGGGTATCAATAGCGTTTTTTGTGTTGACCTGCGTTACTTTCAGATCAATAGTTTTTCCGCTATCCGGCAATATGCCATCCGGGTTTTTGCCGGCCGGTACCTGTTTGGGTAATACCAATTTCCGAAGCTCCTTTTGCATGGGTGAACTGTTGTTGATCTCCGGCAGCAGTATCAATTTTTCATACGCATCAGCCAGCAGCTTAGCCGTTTTTAATTCTTCCGCCCAATCCGCACCATGATTATGCAGCGGGTTATCATACACATAACCGTTGCCTTCCGGGTTATAGGTCTTTGTGTAAAGGAATGGGTTTTGATTATCCGCTGCCTGTAGCACCGTTTCCGGCAGGTGTGTGAAATATGGATGCCCCGCAGGGAACACCAGCCCTGATTTTCCCAGGTTGGTTTGAAACATCCTGGGCGTGTGTTCCGGGTAAATGATAGTTGATTTATCCGTTAATACGCCCCCGTCATGCTGGGTTACATCACAGCGGCACCCCCAGCCATTGGGAGGATACCAGGCGTCCCAAAACGGGTCATGCAGCGGCAGCAGTACACCGCTTAACCGGGCATGCTCCGGCCTTACATTGGCATCCCCTACAGTTTCATATCGCAACAGTGGCAAGTCGTCTTGATCAGCTGTAAACTGCACCCAGCGGCTTGCCATTTGCGCGCTGCCTATAGCGGTGTCATATTCAGTACGCAGGTAGTTAACGTTGTATTCATTGTTAATTCTGCCAGCAACGTCCCGGAATTCATTGAACGGTATAACGTGGCCCTCTCCATCATGCAGCGCCGCCGTAGTGGCTTTAAGCTGCTCGTATGACTTTGCAAACGAAAATTGGTAGACGTTACGTTGCAGGTTGCGTATCATTTCCCAATCGGGGCTTTCCCATGCGACCTGCGTAAACTGCTGCGCATAGCCTTCCGCTACCGCCTGGCTGATAGTAACGGCCACTTTATTAGCAATCCGGCTATCAACGTCCCCGGCTTTCTTGTGGCCGTCATATACTTCACGCGCCAGGCGTTCAATTTCTCCTTTCAGGTCAAAATCCGGCATGCTTGCAGCACGCAGGTGCAGCCCGCCGCATTTAGGGCATACATGCGCGTATATGCCATCCAATACCCGTTTGCTTATTACTGGCCCCGGATTAACGGGGCTTACGCGAAAAAACCGGATGAAGCGGCGGCACTGGTATTACCTGGTTTCGGGTTGTCCTCCGGGGCTGACTGCTGCTGCTGCTGCCGCCTGCCGGTAATTGGGAAATTAAACGTTTCGCTTACCCACTGGTCAGGTATATCATACAATTCAAGTGCTTTTGAAACTATGTTCCATTGCTCCGTTAATCGTAAATCCTCCGTGCGGTCAAATACAAATTCATCCGTTTCAGGCGTTAATTGTACACCCATGGTAGCCAGCAGGGGAATGAGCTTTCCGTTTACAACGAATTCAATTCTTTTGCGCTCGCGTTCTGAAATAATGTAATTAAACACCCGTTCATGTACTTCACTTTGGCTGCGGCTGCTGCCATCATCGCTAATCATAGTTGCGCCTAACAGGCGCTTACTGATCTGCGCATCATTGTATTTTAATTGCTCCAGGAATACTTTATACGGGTCGCCTTTGGTAGCACTGTCTTTAATGTCCACTTGTGTGCCGGTGGGTAGAACAGCGGTAGCGGCTTTACCCAGGGAAATTAACATTGCTTCAATGCGGTCAATTTCTTTTTTATCCCTGCTGTTAGAAGTGGCTGAAATAAGCGGGATGCCAAACTTTTCACTGAATTCAGCCCAGGTCTGCCGGGCATTTCTTTTCCAGATCAGATCAGGTACAATATCATTCATGATGCCGATCATGGTACTATGCCTTACCGCAATAATACTGCCTGCAAAAGCCGGGTCATTAATATCAAAGCCGGTATCATCACTGGCAGACTTTAATACCATGTTAGTTTGCGGTATAAAATTGCCGCGCGGAATTACATCATACTTAATAGACCCGTCTGTATCTGCGTATAGCTGAAATACGGAATAACCAAAAATGCTACTTTCTAACATTAGGCTTAGCAGGTTGAAAAACCATTCAGCTTCCAACAGCTGTGTTTTTTCCGGCACCTCCTTACCGTCTTTTTTGTTGCGTATATAGTACCGGGTCGCCTGTATTGCGCCGTTACGAATATCCATTTGCGCGCCAAAATGGGCATCCGCTTTCAAGTAATCGTACAGGTCTTGCAGTAGGTTCCATTTAGGTTTTTCTCGGTCCATAGCTGCCTGCAATGCCTGCCGCCATGATGAAATATTCTTACGGCTAATGTCAGTGAATTCCTGCGCCAGCTGGGTAATAATAATTTTGTCATTTGACGGGGCTTTACCTGCGACTGCCGCCATTGGATAGCTGCGGCCAACCCGT